GGAAGCTCTAATGCATCCATGGTAACTACCTACCTTGGATCTATCTTACCAGCGCTGAATTGACTGGCAATGACTAGATAAACTCAGCGGGATCAAGTAAGGCAACCTCTCGCTCATCCTCGATTGCCTTCGGTAAATCGTAGCTGGGGTCTAAATCTTCTGCATCAATAGACAGATCAGTCTTCCGAACATAATCCTCTAGAAACCTTTCTGCGGTTTTTGATTTCATGGTCTTTGGTGCACTTACCTAAGGTGTGAATACCTGTCCAGTAGGCCCCTACGCACAACACTGAGAATGTTATTACGCAGAGTCCCACGGCAATACATAACTTTACCAACTATATTGTACGAGAGGTCCTCCAATGAAATGACAGATACTAATCTCTTACGTGAATTTATGATGGCGGCTGTCGGTGGAGTAAGTAAGACGCAGCTACTCAGGACTTTTAGAGAAGATCATGGTTGGTCCGACATTGATATCAAAGAAGCAATTGAAGAAGCTGGCCTCAGAGCAAAGCCGAAAAAGGTCGACTATAAAAGTTTTTACAACTGTCCGGTCACAAAGAAAGCACAGCGAATTAATTACCCTTTCACACAGATCTACAAGCAAGAAAACTTTTTATCAGAAGAAGAATGTGATCGACTGATCGCCTGTATGAACACCAGGCTCCGTCCGTCGACTGTGTCAGACGAGGAAGATAGTAATTACGTCAGCTCCTACAGGACAAGCACCACAGCAGATCTTCACTACTTCGAAGACGATTTTTATCTGTCAATCGATAAAAGGATATCAGAGTTCATGGATTTGGAGCCTTTCTTAGGTGAAACCATGCAAGCGCAGAAATATGATCCTGGCCAATACTTCAAAGAACACTGGGACTTCTTCGATCCCTTTAGTAAAGAATATAAGATCTACTGCGACTGGATGGGACAGCGGACATGGACCACAATGATCTATCTAAATGACGTTGAGAACGGTGGTGAAACCTATTTCAAGCATCTTAAGTTAAACGTGAAACCTAAGCGGGGACTGCTTTTAACCTGGAACAATCTCTACAAAAATGGCGTCCCTAACTTAAAAACAATGCACGAGGCACTACCGCCGAAAGACGAGAACAAATATGTAATCACTAAGTGGTGGCGCAGCTGGTCGCTGATTTAATTTTTTGAACGAGCTTTTTGTTTCATTGCAAGTGCAATGGCCAGAGCTTGCTTACGACTGGTTACTTTTTTACCACTGCTTGACTTGAGTTCTCCAGCCTTGAACTCAGACATTACCTTTTCAACTTTATCTTTCATTTAAGGTCACCATTTTACCTTGTGGCTCCAATAGCGAGCCGACATTTTGTCTGGTTTTGAATCCTGAGCATTGTGCCTTGCATAGTAAGAAGCCTTACGAGCCTTCTCTTTTGCAGTTTTTGGATTCTTACCAGCGCCTTTCACACCCTGTTGGCCGAACCTAATGATCTTTTCCTCACCGTCCTTGCAGGCCTTGACTACATGTGATTTTGTAGCGTGATCAGGAGTTTTCTTCGGCTTGTTGCACTTCATCTGCTCCTTCGCAAGCCGCTTAGCTTTTGCTCGATCAGCCATGTCAGACCTTGAGGACGCCTCGATTTACCTTGCCGATGATGTCGTTACGGACCTCTCCTTTCAGGGCTTCGTCACCAGGTCCCGGCATGCGCTCTTCCTTCATGAGCTCCAGCTGAAAGGACGGATCAGCAATATAGTTTGCAAGAAACTTGTCTTCAGACGGAGATCCAGCTGATGGAGAAATCATCGTCGATATACGCTTGAGAGGCTTCCGTACTTGGAAGTTTGATCGAGTTAGGTTTTTGCTCTAACCACTCTTTGATTTTAACTGACCTCTCTTCAGTAAAATGTATATTTTCTTTGGTGTACCAATCCTCCACAAGCCTGGAGCCTTTAGATCTATTACACGACGAGCAGCAACAACACATATTTGATCTGATGTTGTGGCCACCCTTGTGTTTTGGGAGGATGTGGTCGATGGTTGCGGTGTCTTGAGTTAGATGTTTACCGCAGTAGGCGCAGGCCCAGTCCCAGGAAGTGAAAATGTAATTTCGAAATTTTCGCCTTGCAAGCTTCGGGGTTAGGACAATGAGATTGACTAGAAGATCTTGCTCGCAATGAAACACGTTTAGTATTCCAACCTTGTCAAAACTGTATGCTGCACACACTTATAGTTTTGCTATGCTCCTGGTCGGGGGAGTGTAGCCCAATTGGAAGAGGCAACAGATTTAAGCTCTGTTCAGTGTGGGTTCGAATCCCTCCACTCCTATTAATCAGTCAGGCCAATTAAATCTAAATTTTCGATATCTTCTGCAGGATCATAGTCAGAATCTTCGATAATTTTTAGCAAGAAATAGTGCAATCTACCTAGCACCCAACGTAAATCTTCGTCAGGAACGTCTCTGATAATTGCATCAAGCCGCATCTCACGAGAAGGCTCTGAAGGACAAATGTGATCTGCAACTAAACAGAGCGCATTGTATCGATTTTTGTTAATGTCTTTCAACATTTCAACGGTCAAAAAGTTCCTCGGTGTTTGAATTTAAATCTGAAATGCGTCCCCGAACAATGGAAACGCCTTCAAGTGCTCCAGTGACTTTTAGGTACAATTCCTTGTTACGCATCAGCTCAGCCTCACCTGTTTTTATGAACTCAGCCAACTCTTCTTGTTGCTTGAGCAGTTGCTTTTCTGTGTCCGAAAAGATCTCTTCCATCTTGCTTAAGGGGTTCAAGCTAAGTATAGCTTAATTTTTTTTGATGTTCAGCCACGCGAAAGCGCTACATCCACCTCCGAAAAAGATGCGATTCCGTGACTCCTCAATGTCATAGGTCACTGCTTCCCCACTGCCTTCTTCATTGGAAACCCAAAACCCCCTTTGGATGTCAGCTCGACCAACTGAATCGTGCGCCAGCCAATGAGTGTCGCTATACCCATAAATCAATATGCAATATGTGAAGCCTCTTGGTCGTTCAGGCGTACCTTTAATCACTAGCCCCACCGGGACGCTGCGTCCCTGATCAATAGCCTCTTTAATGTCGCTTTCATCCAGGTCCCTAACAAACTTGATGGGGACACCCATCTTTCGTAGAACATCTAGGTGAGTGGTGGCTTTCGAGGAATCACCGTGGTTGTCAACCGTGCTTACATACTCTTCATAAGTGTCTTTACTAAAGAGTTTTTGCTGTAGAAGACAGGCTCCCAAGGTGCAGGACAAAGACTTTGCAGCATCACTCACTCCGTTGTACGGGTGGTGTATGTAAGGAGTGTCTGGCAAGAACCTGAAACCGCCCTCCTCTAAATATGGAGGAGGATTTGTCGGAATATTAATATCAATCCAATCTTCGTCTCTTATCCACCAGGATCCGAGTGCCGTTTTTATTTTTGTATATCCCTCTACGACGTCACAAACGAGGCAGTCCTTGAGATTTCTTTTGTTCAAAACCAGGGCATACTGGTCGGGATTCAAGTCCTCAATGGCTCTCGGCTCTTGTAGGAGCTGGGTATCAGTGATCGAAGCCAGGTCAACACAATCACCTGGCTGACCTAGAGTCATTTATCGGATGGTGTCTGGTCCTTCGACTCAACTATAAACTTTTTATCAGTCTTTCTTGTTTCTTTATCATCTTTTCTTGATATTCCATACACAGCCAAAACTGACGTCACTAATGATGAAATGAATGCCGCATCGATCTTTGCATAACCCATGTAACTCGCAGTCAACATCGCAAGTGCCCATGAAAGAACACCAGCGGGAACAAGGGTAGTCAGAAGATCCTTAAAAGAAAACTGTGAGTCATCATCTTTCATGACAACATTTTATACTGAATGTGCTTCTACTAAGATCAATATACGAACGAGGATTTGTTATGTGGCGGCTGCTTGTGATTATCGCTTTTGCGGGAGCACCTTCTTACGCTGATATCACTCATAAACTTCAAAGCTCAGTCCAGTTGTCTGTTGATGCTGCTGCAACCAATGCGACCCGGCTTGGTTCTTCATTCTCGATTAGTGGCAATGGGGTAGACACAACAGACGGCACAACTGCCAATACTATTTCTACGGGAACAATCACCTCAGGTGTCTATGATCCCGGCACCATCTCCGTGACACAGGACACACCTGGGAGCTCCTTTTCTTTTAGTCAGTCATACACTGCAGGAGACGCTCTGCCGTCAACAGCTCCAACTGTCGGCGCTGTGCCCAACTTCTCAAGCGTGGTCAGCACCACAGCAGGAACAGCTGGAGACCTGGCAGGCACGATCACCTCTGCCGGGGCTGTAACGGTGACAGCAGGTGGGGCAGGAACCACGGCCACGGGACAACACGTCAGCGAAATTACTGTCCGATAGATGGACCGCTTACATGAAGGCATTGCTCTGGGATTCTTCCTGGGAATCCTTCATGGGTTGATGCAACCTGGACACTCAGTTCCTGTCGTGCCAAACTTTACGCAAGGCAGCCTGACGTCAAAGACGGAGACAACTTCCGTCGTGACTGAGGTTATAAATTCTATGGATTACAACACGGGCTACCAATACTCCGTGACCGGCACTAATATAAAAAACACAGGAAACAGTATTGCTCCTTCCACAACTTCAGGGAACAGCAATACTCTTAATGGCGTAACCAGCACATGGACAACACTGAATGCTGCAAACAAGCCAAGCTGGTCAATAGTCGACAACACAAAAGGCTTTCAATTCACCGAAACCCTGCAAGCTCCAGGGCTGGCGAACCATACGATTATCAACAGAACGACAGAAATACGAAGCGTGACGGAAAGTACATCCATCTTCTCGCAATAGGTTTAGCGTCGTTTATAGGAGCTCCCTCTTGGGCAGCTGATGTTGGAGGTGTGAGCGCTACAGCAAACCCGATTGCGAATAGTAGTGGGAGCGTGACTAATCAGGCTAT